CGCGGTCGCAGTATGCGCTTCAATTTCGGCCTTGTCTTCCACGTCGATGACGGCGCGCTTTGTGTCAGCGCCCGGCCGGCCGCCGGCCATGGCGATGTAACTGCCCTGCAGGTGGTCGATGGTCAGAGAATCGGCCACCTCGGCGCCCAGGGCTGTGCGGATCTGGTCCAGGGCGAACTTCGCAGCATCCTTGAATTTCACGTAACCCAGGCGGAAAGCCGCATCCAGCACGCGGGTCAGCACGGGGACCAGCTTGGCCTCCTGCTGCGGGGTCATCATGTTGGCCTTGAATTTGGCCGTGAAAATGTCGCCCAGGTCGGCGAGTGCGTTCTGCAGGTCGGCGGTCGCGCGGCGCGCCTGTTGGTCGGGCTCGGGTGCGGCCGGCGCCGGATCGTCGAACATGCTTCCCTGGCCAGAAAGCGAATCCTCTGCGCTCTGGCCAAGCTGGAAGTTTTCGGCGCTGGCGTCCTGCCTGCTGGCGATGTCCTTGCGCTCGCGCTCTTTTTTCGCCTCGGCGTCGGCCTTGGTGTCGGCGGCTTGCTGGTCCTTCTGCGCCTGCTCGAGCTTGTCCAGGCGATCGGTGACTTCCTTCGGCGTGTAGCTGTCTAGCCCGCCGTCGGTTGCTGGTCCTGGTCCTGGCTCTGCTGCAGCGGCTGGGCCGGCTGGCTCTTGTTCTCGCGCGCTGCTCGGCTGGCCAGCATCTTCGCTGCTATTTTCATCGCCTCGGGCGATGGCGTTTTCGAGGGCGGTTTTGGCTTCTTCATAGTATTCCTGGGTGGTTCCGTTGCGGGTTGCGTCGTGCGCGTCGAGCATCAGCGATTCGCTGTCGATGCCTGCAGCGTCGGCCATGGCGATAAGCGCCTGCACCTCGGCCTGGATTTCAGGGCTGGCCACATCGTAGCCGGCTTCCTGCAGGTCGGCCTCGAGCCAGCCGTCGCCGGCCGGGAAAGGGTCAAAGTCTGGATCCTCGGCCGCGGCCTCCTGGGTCGCTGCCAGGTGGTCCTCGAAACGGGTATCTGCCTCGGCCTGGGCCATGCGCTCGGCGCCCTCGGGCGTGTACTGCGGGTTGGTCAGGCTGCGCTTCAGCAGCGCGCGCGCCTGGTCGTGGCCAGCATCTTCGGGCAGGTAGCCGTCCTCGATCAGCTTTTCGGTCGCGCGCTCGATGGTCAGGCCCTTGCCGGTACCGGCGAACAGTTTGCGGTTGCCCACGGTGACATTGCCCTGCATGCCCATGTCGGAGCGCTCGCCTGGCGCCAGGCCGCCGGCCGCTGCAATCATGGCGTGCGCCGGGATGGCCTGGCCTGCCGGGCTGGTCTGCGGGTTGCGCAGGCGGCGCGAAGCCTTCTCCTGGGCAGCGAGTTGGGCCGGCGTCTTGTCGGCCAGCGCATAGCCGCCGTCCACCTTCACCACGCGGAGCATTGGCTGGCCCTTCTTCGCGGTGTCAGCCTGCAGCTTGGACTTGAAGGGCTTGCCGCCATCGGTCAGCGGCACGTTGTTGCGGCCCAGGCGCTGCGGAGCTACGTTTTCGATAGCGGGTTGTGCTTGCTGGTCTTGGGCTTCAGGCGCATTTATCCCAGCGGCTTGTGCTGGTGCAGCTCCGGCAGGGGTTGCGGCCGGGATGTCATCAAAGGGATCTGCTCCCACTTTCGGCGCGGGCGCGGCCTGGGCTTGGGCTTCGGGTCCGGGTTGTGGCGCTGGGTTTTGGACATTCTGGTTTCCTGGCTTGGTGGCAGGCTTCTGGTCGTACCCGACGGGCAGGGCCATCAGCAGGTCCGGCACCGTGCCGGCCATTGCCTCGAGGGTCAAAATCTCAAAGGGTTTCCCATCCTCTTCGGAAAACCCGAACATGCGTTCGCCGGCAGCAAAGCGGCGCTCTGCATCAATGCGGGATTCGACGGGTTCACCCTTCTGGCGCAGCACGCGGTCAGGCACCGGCGGGCGCGCTATCGTTTGAGTAGCTGCGGGCGCAGGCTGGGCCTGGGCTGGCGCCTCTTCCTGCTTTGCCGCGGGTGGCGTCCAGCCTTCGCCCATAAGTCGCTCGATCACGCTCGGCGCGACGGGTTCCGGGGTGTCGATCGCCTTTTGCGGTGCTATCGTTTCAATAGCTGATTGCGCCCGCGTATCAAGGGCTGCAGGCTGGTTTGTCTCAACTTCCGCGGCTGCTGGCGCTGGCGTTTGCGCTGGCTGGAGCGCGGCCGGCGCTGGCGCTGCTGCTGCCTGGGTATCCGGCAGGTCCGCGAACATGCCGGCGACGGTCTGCTGCGCCACCTGGGGCGCGGGCTGGTCGGCGATTGCCTGGCCGGCTCGTTCAATCTCGCTAGCCACCTGGCGTTCCAGGCTGCCCTGGCCGATGTTGGCCGCGTTCGTGGCCACGTCTGAGGCGCCGCCCACACCAAAGCCGACAACGCCGCCGTAGGCCGCTTCCTTGAGGCCAGTGAGTGGGTCGATGGCTTCGCTCTTGGCCACCTGCTTGCCGATGTAGTTGGAGCCCTCTTCGCCGAACTCCTGCGCGAATTCTTTGGCGCCGGTCTGAACTGCGGACTTGGCGCCTTGAGCCACGCCGCCGGCCAGGGTGTCGCCGGCGATGCGCCTGGCCACCACGCCCTCGGCGCCGCCGCCCAGGATCTTGCCCAGCACCAGGGATGCCGCGGCACTGATGCCGGCGCCGGTGTAGCGGTCGGCCATGGGCTTGCCGGACGTGTCGGCGAAGGTCTCGGCCGCGTTCTGCGTTGCGCCGGTGCCGATGGTGGCAGCGGTGGCCACTGCGGCAGGCGCCACGGTTGCAAGGCGCGGAATGACGGCGGCAGCGGCCGGCAGCATCTTGGTTGCGCCGACGGCCACGCCAGTGGGCAGGAACATCGAGCCAAGTGTGGAGATAGCCGCGTCAATGGACGCGCGCGGATTGTCGGCAATGACGCCGGGCAGGTCTGTCAGGCCCACGTCGGGACTGCGCAGCGCCTCGGAGATTGCCTGCTTGGACTGGCGCAGCCGTTCGGAGCCCACAACTTCGTCAATCGAAGTCATGCCGTCCTTCATGGCGTTGGAAGTGTCAACGCCTACGCGGTCGCCGGTCAGTAGCCGGGCAATATCTGCTACACCTTTGATAGCAGTAGGCCCAATCTTGAGGGCGCCTGCAGCAGGGTCGCGCAGGTTGTCGGTCCAGGTGCCGGTGGCCCTGGCGGGCTTCAGTGGCTTGGATGGTGCGATGTCGTCAAAAAGACCGTCGCCCGAATTTTGGTTTCCATCGGGCAAGTCATCAAACAATCCAGCCATCAGAGTCCTTTAGGTTCAACCCCCATGTCTTGCAGGCGCTTTATCACAGCAGCGCGGTCCTTGCCGGCGGCAATTGCCGCCTTCGCCGAAGCGATTGCTTTGTCTGGCGTCATGCCCTGGGGTAGCTGCATTTTTGGCGCTGCGGGTGCCGGTGCCGGACTTTTGTTTCCGCCACGTCGCGCCAGGCGCCGGTCCACCTCGGTCTGAATCTCGCGGTCGGTGGCGGTGGTGCCCAGCTCCTTCTCTACGGCCGCCACCACGGCGTTGCGCGCCTTGGCGTTGGTGGCCGCTTCGCCGTTGCCCTTGCTCGGCGCCACGCCCACGGAAACGGGAGCGCCGCCGGTTGGCAGCCTGGTGATGGTGGTCGTGCCGTCATCGCCCACCATGTCGGTGGTCTTGTCGTAGCCGCCAACAACCCGCTCGCGGCGAGCGTTGGACAGGCTGGCCGATGCGCCGGCAGATCCTGCCTGCGCGTTGTTCTCGTTGATCTTCGAGCCTTCGACGGCCTGGAAAATCTTGGCCAGGACTGGGTTCAGCACGCCGCCGGTGCCGGTCGCCTTGTTGATCGAGTAGCCGGTGGTGCCCACGTTGTCGTGTGGCAGGTACGCCTTGCCGGATTCCACGGAAATAAGGCGGTTCATCGCGTCCACGGTCGGCGCGGCCACGGCCTGGTCGCGGATGCCCTGACTCTGAAACTCGGTCCCGGCCTTGGCCACGCGCTCGGCGTTGGTGTCTCCGGTCAGCTTGAAGACCCGCTGCATTTGCTTCAGGTACGGCAGCATGCCGGGATCCGCCTCGATGCCCGCATCCACGCCGCGGCGCTGGTCGAGCGTGAAGCGTTCCTGCTCGGCCTGGGCGCCGGATTTGTTGCCCTGCATGGTGTTGGCGTAGGCGGTGGCCGTCTTGGCCGCCGCATCCTGCTCGGCCTGCTGGCGGTACATCGGGCCCAGCGCGTAGGCTTTGAACAGCGAGCCGATGCCCTGGCCAGCCTGCTGAGCGCCGCCTGCGTCGAGTGTGAATTTCATGTGATTACCCCAAAATCCGAAGACCGGCCGGCATTTTGAAGCCGGAGGTTGCACCTGTCATGTTCAGGCCCATGCCGCCGGTCGGCTGAAACAGTTGCGTGCCGGTGCCGGTGGATGCCTTCACCCCCGACGTTGCGCCGGACCCGGCCACGCCGCCGCCGCCCATCATCATCCCGGCGGATCCTGCTGACTGCAGGAGCGAGCCGGCCAGCACCATGCCAGGATCTACCTGGCCAGCCGTTTGCGCGGCGATGCTGTCGGCGCCTGCCTGGCCGCGGGAGAAGCTGCCCAGGCGGTCGATGTCCTGGCCAGCGTCCAGCATGCGGATACCCTCGTTCATGCGCAGGCGGTTGGCCGAAGACGACTTGCCCAGGAGCTTGGCCAGGCTCTGCGCCGTCTTGATGGCGTTGACATCGCTCGCGGCCTTTGCGGTGGTGTAGTCGCCCGACACGTTGCCCTGGGTGGTCTGCTGGCTGGCGCGGATGTTCTGGCTTTCGCTTACCGGCGCCATCAGCTCCTGGGTAAGCTGGTCGGCGATCTGGCCCTGTTCCTCTGCCCGCTTTGGTGCCTGGAATGTTTCCGCCGTGTCCAGTGCCTTTTTCTCGGCCTTCAATTGAAGCGCGCGCTGCGATGCCAGGCCGGCGCGAATCTCGCCCTCCTGCCGTGATTTCGCGTCGGTGCTGGCCTTGTACTGCACCCCTGCGCCGGCCACCATGGCGACAAGGGCGGCAATGGTAAACGGATCCATGCCTTACTTCCCGGCGTATTTCTGGGTGGGCGAAGAAACGCCGTACCACTGTTGGCCAGGCAGTTGCGATCCGGCCGCGGTGCCCTTGCTCTGCTGGTTCAGGAGGTAAGCCTGGCTCATGTCATTGAACAGGCTGCCGACGGATGCGCCGGAGCGCTGCGCCGCCACGTTGTCGGCGTTGACCTTCAGGCCGTTCAGGGCCATGGTCGAGGCGGATCCCGTGTCGATGCCGGACTGGGCCATGCTGATAAGGTTCGAGCGCGTGCTTTCGTCGGCGGTGCGCAGGTCCGCGGCCGATTGGTCGGCGATGCCGCCCGCGCGCAGCAAGCCCTCATTCGTGCGACGGTTGATGTCGGCCACACTGTCAACGTCCACGGAGCCGCCGGCCAGGCCGGTGCGCGCCAGGCCGAAGCGGTTGGAGCGCTCGGCGTCCTGCGCCTGGCGGTTGACCTCCTGGCTGTTCAGGTCATACACGGCGCCGCGCTGTTCCTTGTAAAGATCCTCGCGCGGATTGAAGGCGGCGCCCGGCGTGAAAATGCTGTTGATTTTCTCGGTCGCGGCTGTGATGCGAGCCTGACGGTCGGCCTCCTGCTGGCGAGCCTCGGCGCCAGGATCACCGCCGCCGCCCTTGAAGTAGAGCCGGCGGCCGTCTGGGGTGTAACCCGAATGTCGTGGGATCAGCATTTTCTTTTCTCCGGTTTACAGCTCTGCGCGCACCACTCGGTACACGCTTTTAAATTCTTGCCGACTCAAAAGCCGGGCCATCGCATCGCTACAGGACGCCTCGATTGCGCTGGCTCCTGCGCTCCTGCACCATTCTTTGAAAGTGCTCCAGAATGCGGTGGCCACCTCGTCAACGCCGTGCCCGCCCAGGGCCAGGATGTTCACCGCCAGTTTTTGCGGGTAGTGGACAAACTCGAAGGCCATGGCCATGACTGTCTCGCCATCCTTTTCGGCTATTGCCGTGATGACCCTGCCGGCTTCAGTCAGGCGCCGGATGTCTTCCACGGTGAACTCCCCGCGCGCTGCCTGGTCAATGACCGGCTGCAGCAGCGGCGCCGCCTTGAAGAAGTGTTGCTCCAAAAGTGCCGGGCTGGTGATAAATGTCGCGTTCATTCGAGTACGTCGTAATAGACGGTCACAGCGTCCAGGCGGAAAGGCTTGTTGTCGTAGTTGCGAAAGCGCAGCGCGAACTCGGTACCGACACACTCCACGGGGATGGTGCCGCCCGGCCTGGTGTTGCCGCGCACGCGCACCGGGCTGGTGAAGGCGTCCGGGTCGCGCACGTCGAAGCCGATGGAGAACTCGCAGGCGCCCTCAATCACGACATCCACGCCGGTGATACCCTTCTCGGCGCCAGGCTTTTTGAAGTCCATGTACGGCAGGTCAATCAAGACCTCGAACTGCGTCCCGTCGTCCGTGTTCGCAGCCGGATCCAGCTTATAAACCGTGTCGCCCGAACGGATATACAGCTCCTGACCCAGCTCGGCAAAGGCATCCACGGCCGTGGGGAGGAAATACTGGCTCCAGGCGGCAATCTTGGCGGTGCGGGAAATCGAATAGACAAAAAGCCGGTTGCCGATGGCGCAAATGTATTGCCCGGTGCCGTAGAAATAGAACGACTTGGGCGCCACGCCGGGCACCTTCGTTTCAGGCCGCACCAGGGTGTCAATCGGCGAGCCCACATCAACGTCGGCCAGGTTGCTGGTCAACTGCAGGGTAGTGATGGAGCGAAAGCCGTAATCCGAAAGAAAGTGCAGATCCCCGGCCACGTTGGCCACGGTGCGCGGGAAGCTGGTGCCGACGTTTTCCACGGTTGTATCCAGCGCCATGTTCGTGGGGTCCGGGTCCACCAGCCACACCTGGGCGCCGTCCTTGGACAGTGCCACCAGCTTTTTCTGGTAGGTGCCCAGCGCGTTGGTCGAGCGGTCGCCGCGGCTGTTCAGGCCGGTGGGCAGAAACCCGGCGTCGTTTGCCGTGGTCCAGTCTCGCGGGGCGCCCGTCTTGCAGTACCGCACCACGTCGCCAGTGCCGGCGCCGACTGCGAAGATTTTGCTGGCCAGCTTGATGACGGCTTTGGTGTCAGGGCAGTTCACGTCCGCGATGTGCGTTGCAGGCGTGCCGTCCAGGTAGTGGTGCTCAATCACGCCGCCGGTGTATTCGATTGAAGCGTAAATGAAGGCGTTGAACACATCCGCAAAATGGACATCGGTAACCGAAAAACCCCCCGTCGAGCACACCACCTTGTTCGCATTGAAAAGCGGATTTGCGTGAACCACCGCACCTTCGCCGTAGAACGTATGCAGCTTGCCGAAAGCGGCAAATAGGCCCTTTGTGCCAGGCTCGAGGTCCGCCACCTTGGTCAAGCCCGGCCGCTTCTCGGTGGCCAGGCCCGTGGTGACAAAGGCGTTTTTCATGTCGCGCAGGCGGTTCGCGTCGGAAACGCTGGCGCCTTTGCGCAGGTCAATGCCCAGGTCGAAGCGGTCGAAGGTAATTTGTCCCATATCAGCGCTTCAGGCTGTAGCCGTTGGCGGTGCGAACCACCTGCGCGCTGCCGCTGGTCTCGTTGCCGTCGCCGGCGAAGTAGCGGCGCTTGCCGCGCTGGCGGGACTTCTCACGATTGAGCATGTTCTGAAACGCCGTAGCTGCCGCGGTCGCGTCCGGCCGCTTGTAGTGCGCCTTGGCGGTGGCCAGCGCATAAAGGAACACCAGGCGGTCGGGGACGCTCGAGCGGTCGCTGGCGCGCTCGAATCGGCCGCGCTCGGCGGTGAACTCCACAATCAGGTCATAGGCGCGGTCCGGGACCGGCCACACCTCGAGCTGGCCGTCCAGGGTGTCGTACTGCCGCGGCTGTTCGCGCAGGGTTTCATAGCTGCGGTCGGCCTCTGTCACACCCATGCGCAGCGGGTCGCTCAAGTTGACGCCGGCCTTCACCCAGATGGACAGCACGCGGCCGGGGTCAATGTCCTGGTCGTTCGTGTCGTCGTGCCAGTCGTACAGGTAGGAGCCGGCCTGCAGCTTGATGGTGGTTTTGCGGCGCTGGGCCGGTGGCTCAAGCTCGCCAAACACGTATTCGTGTGATTCCTGCAGGAAACTCTTGATAACGATGTCGTTATTTTTGGCGGCAGATCCCTGGGTGACATAGCCAAGCCGGGCGCGAAGCTCGGTCATCAGCGCGCCCAGGGTCTTGTATCGTGAGGAAAGTCCAGCCATTGCGGATCCTTAGAGGGTGGTCAGCACGATGGACAGCTCGCCGCCGGTCACGACAAGGCGCGCGTTCACGCTGGTGCGGCCAACCAGGCTGGCGGTCTTCGTGGTCAGGTCAACGCTGGCCACCAGGCCGTCGGCGCCGTCAACGCCAGGCGTTCCCACACCAGGAATACCCTGGATGCCTTGCAGGCCCTGGATGCCCTGGATACCCTGGATGCCTTGCGCGCCCGCGGCGCCGGTGGGACCGGTGCCATAGGTGTAGGGGCCCGACCAATCGGCAGACGTGGCGGACAGCTTGAAATAAAGATTGCCGGTGTCCAGTGCCAGGAAGCTGTACCCCTTGGGCTGCAGGTTGTAGAGCGAGCGGTTGGCGAACAGGTCGCGCACGTCGGCGTCGAAGGACGCGCCGGTGTCGCCCTTGATGCCCTGAATCCCTTGGACGCCTTGCGCGCCGGCGGGGCCCTGGGAGCCCTGCGGGCCAGGCACCTGCAGCGAAGCGATTGCCTCGGGCGTCAGGTTGGCCATGCCCACAACTTCGTTTTCCAGCGTGCCGTCGTCCTTCTGCAGCAGCGCGGCGTTCTCGCGCAGGCCCGCCACGGACAGGGCAACCTCGTCGAACTCGGAATTCAGCGCGGCATGGTCCGTGCTGGCGCCGTTGTTCTCCTGGAAATTCTTGGTGCGGCTGTAGGCTGGTGCTTGCATGGTGGTCTCGGGTTACTCGTCGGCTTCGCGCGCCGCTTCCTCAATGGTCAAAATGCGGCGCTTGAAGCCAAACCAGCCGTAATGTGTAAAAAGAGGCTTCCAGAAGTTTTTGACAAACCACTGGGAAATCAGCAGGAAGGTGTAGAAGCCGGCCAGACAAGCCGCCACCAGGGAGGCCAGGGTGGCCGCCTCTTCCATCGTGGACACGCCAACCAGGCTCCAGATTGCGGCGAGCTTCAGCGCCATGAAGGACCGTTCGATGTTGTCGGGGTTCATGCCGGTGTTCCTTCTTGTTGCTCAGGCTGACGTGGGATGCCGTGCCGCAAAGACGTGTCGTAGCTTGAAAGCCAGTAGGCTTGCAGGTACAGGCACAGCTCGCGGTGCGGGCTGTCCGGTGTGTCAATGTGGCGCTGCAGACGCTCGCTCACGGTCAGCTCGCCGTCCTTGAGAAGCCACTTGCTGAAACTCTTGTACTGAGGCCGGCGGGACCACTTAGGCCAGCGCGGCGGCTCGCCGAGATAAAACGACAGGTGAAAGGTGTTCACAATGAAGTCGCGGATGTAGCCGCGCATCAGGATGTAAACGCCAGCCCGCCAGGCCCATTTGGTGATGGGCGGCACCTTGCCCTCTTTCGCCAGGTCACGCACGCGCATGATGTTCATGATGGCCTGAAAGTCCTTCCAAAGCTCCAGCGGCAGATTCACGAACCAGACGATGAGGCGGTAGGCCAGGTAGAAGGCCAGGACGATCAGCAGCGTTTTGATGCTGATCATTTGTCGTACCTCTTGAATTCAGTTTTGGCGCTGTCCGTGGCCAGGCCGACGGCCGCCAGGTAACGGGTCTTCAGGGCAATCCGCAGGGATTCGATGTCGGCTGCGCCGGTCACGGTGGGATGGGCCAGCACGTCAAGAAGCGCATTCACGACTGCATCGCAGCTCAATGCGCCTGCTGTATCGCCGGCGCGCGCCAGGTGCTGTCCGATGCCGGCAACGCGAGCACACATTTTTTCGCGCGTGTCGATATATTTTGAAATCTCGGAAGCGCGCAGTTCGCCGAAGCTAGGCAAGTCGGCGGGTGCCGTACTTACTTCAATATCTCGATATATCCATGCGCCGCCTTCAAGGTGGATTGACTTCCCCGGCTGCTCGGCCGGCGGTGCCATCTGTGTCGTCCAAGCAGGGATCAGCCAGTTGGACTCATCCATGGGGTCACGGTCAGCCGTCCCTCGGCCAAGAAATTCATGGGTCTCTGGGTGATAGTGGTAAATGTCCATTTTTGCCCTTAATACTTGATGCAGGCCAGCTCTGCGACGTTGCGCGGCCGGGCTTCTGAACCACCAGAGCTTGCGGTTAACCCTCCAGCCTCCCTGTCTAGGGTTGTTCCAGCTCCATATCCTCCAGCTCCCCCGCTGCCACGCTCGTAAACGTAGTTGCGGGCAGATAGAACGTGGCTGTGAATTTCGTTTTGCCCAGCCTGCCAGTCGCCGATGCCGCGGCCAGCATCAACCCCCCTTGAATCGTCCCAGCCACGGAGAAACTCGGCGCGGCCGTCTGGAATTCGGAAGGTGGTAGCACCGTCGCCTGGTGAAAACTTGCCGGCTTGCCAGGCGCCATCATTTGCCGCCATGTTCCCGCTAGCGAGCGCGAAGGCGTACAAATTTGCGTAGGTTGTGCGAGAAAGCAAAGCGCCGTTTTTCTTCAAGAAGCCAGGCGGCGGCGTTGTTGATGGGAAAAAGAACGTAGCACCCACTGGCACCAAACCAGGACCAGATGGCCCAGTTATGCCGATTAATGCCGCACTTGCAGCAGCAGCGGCCTGGGACGCAGCGGCGGCGGTTTGGCTGTTGCCGGCATTGGTCGCCGATGTGGCGGCGGCGTTCTGACTGGCCAGGGCGGCAGCTTCTGACGTGTCGGCGTTGTTCGCGCTGACCAGGGCGGCAGCGGCCGAAGCAGCGCCGGCATTCTTATCCGCCAGAGCTGAGGCTGCAGAAGCTGCGGCGGCGTTGGCACTGGCCAGGGCTGCGGCTTCCGAAGTGTCAGCGTTGTTCTCACTGACGAGCGCCGCGGCGGCGCTGGCGGCCACTGCGGCCTGGGCGCCCGTGGCGGCGCCGGCGGCGGTGCTGGCCGTGCCGGCGTTCAAGGCGGCAGCGGTCTGGGACGTTTGGGCGGCGGTGGCCGACAGTGCAGCAGCATCGCGCGCGGTGTTTGCCGTGGTGGCGCTCGTGAGCGCGGAAGTCGCGGCGGCCTGGGCATCCGCTACCGCGTCAGCCACATCGCCCTGGAGCGCGGTGAAGGTCTCGGGCGCCAGGGATTCAGGGGTGACGATGCCGTTTTTAAGGGCGCCGTCGTCTTTCTGGATCAGCGCCAGGTTGTCGCGGATCCCCTCGATGGAAAGCGCAGCCGCATCCAGCTCCTGGTTCAGAGCTGCATGGTCGGTGTCGTCGCCATCCCGCTCGGTGAAGTCGGTCTGGCGCTCGTATGCTTGCGGCTGCGGCATTCGCGGCTCCCCTTACTCTTGGGAGCCGCCGGCGGCCAGGGCTGCAGCAGCAGCTTCGTCGGCCGCCTTCTGTTCAGCTTTGGTCAGCTTTTTCTCGGTCGCGGCCTTGATTTCGTTCTTGGCCACCATTTCGGACAGGCGCAGGCCGTCGTCGTCGCCGTAAACTTTGGCCACCTTGCCCTGGCCATACTTCGCGCTCAAGCGCTCGTATTCGCCGGCAGGGCTGACTTCGACGGTGCCGGCGGGCTCTTCAGCCGCGACCACGTTTTCCTTGCCGTGCATGTTGCGCAGGATGTTGAGCTCGTGCGCAGGCGCGTGAATCGTGGTGATGGTGTTGGCATCGCGGCGGATGCTGACTGCCAGGAGGGCAACAAGTAATGTAGTTTTCATGGGTCGGTCTCTTTTGCAGGGTGGAGAAAAAAACCGGCCAGTTTTTGAGGCTGGCCGGTTTTGCGGGTGCCTGTTAGGCGATGGCCAGGACGGCCTGGGCGTTGCGGCGGTTGACCGACAGCGCGGCGCGAAGGTTGACCATCGCGTACATGGCCAGAACATCGTGCGGCCGGATGGGCGTCACGATGTCCATGTCATCGTCGCGGTACTTGACGTGCTTGGTGTTGAGGAAGTAGCAGCGCTTCTCCCACTCAACCAGCGGTGTCTCGAGCGCGTCGAGCTCTTCGAACTGGGGATCCCAGATGATTTCCACGCCCTTGAAGTACAGGCCGGTGTTCACGCCGGAGCCGGTACCCGCATCGAGGCGCTTCACAGAGCCCGCTTCAGCGTTGTTCGTGACAACCACGCCGTACTGGCGGTAGGCGTCGATGAACTTGCCGCCGGCCAGGATGAAGTCCGGCGAGCCGCCGTTCTTGATGCACTTGCGCCAGGCCAGTTCCATGCGCTGGGCCAGCAGGCCGGCCGTGGAGCTGACAATGCCGGTCTCGGCATAGTTGCGCCAGTACAGCGCGGTGGCGCTGTCCAGGCCGCCGACAACACCGACGGCCGGGGTGATGGAAACCAGCTCGTCGAGGCCGGTGATGGCGTCCACGTCCTGGGTGCCGTCGCGGTGCAGCTCGAGGTCCAGCTTGCCCATGAAACCCTCTTTCAAGGACTCCATTTGCTCGTCCAGCAGGTTCACAAGCTGAACCTTTTCGTTCTGCTCGAGCTTGAAATCGCCGCGGCCACCTTCGCGCACCTTGATGCCGTTGCCAAAGAGGCGGTCATAGTCGAGGTACAGGCCGTCCACGGCGCGGCGCCATGGGAATGCGGCCTGCTCGGTGGTGTTGCGCTTGTTGAAAACAACAGCGTCCTCACCGTAGGCCCAGCCGAAATTGGAGCCGTGCGTCTTGCGGATGTTTTCGACCACGTTCTGCTTGGCGCCCAGAAACTGCTTGCGGCCGGCCATCAGCTTTTTCAGCAGTGGGCGCTCGGTGGCGATCTGGTCGATGGGGATGTTGCGCAGGTAGTCGTCAAGGGAAACCTTGGCGAGTTCCTGCAGGTCGGCATTCGAGATAGGCATGTGTGTGCTCCGATGAATTAAAGAAAGGGCGAAACTCCTTCCACATCGGTGACAGCACGCAAGTCCGTCGATTCAGCAACTCAGGCCCCCGGCGCGACTATCGGGTACAGCATTGGCTCGAGCGCTATGCGCTACCGGACGCGACCCCGGCGATACAGCGGAAATTCGATGTGTAGCGCATCGGGCTGCTGACTGGCTTGCCGCGGTTGTCGATCCCCGCTTACGCACTTTGCAATCCAGCCAGCAACCCGATGTGCAACTGGCGAATGAATTATTGGCGGGCGTCAAGCCCTTGCCGGATATTTGTTTAGATCCCCATTGCGTCCAGGCGGGACGCGATGCGGTCGGCGGGCGCCAGGCCAGACGCTGCGGCCGTGCCCAGGTTCGCAGGGCGGGAGCGAAGCGGCTGCTGGTCACGCTGCGGTACCGGCGCGGCCAACTTGATGTTGTCGTACATCATCCGCATGGTCGGACCCCACTGCTCGGGCCGGTAGGTCTCCACGAAAGCCTGGAGATTCTTCGGGTCCCTGAAGTGGTCGCTGATAACGCGCATGCGTGCCGGGTGGTCCACTTCGCTCTTGCGGGTCTCCAGGTACGCCTCCATCTGGCCGGCGGCCGTGGTCACGGTGCGCTCGAATTCCTGGTTGTTTTGATCCTGCTCACGCTTGCGGGTCTCGGTGGCCGCGCGGGCGCCTTCAGTTTTGCGGAATTTGGCCAGCTCCACGGCACGCTCGCGGGTGATTTCCAGATCACCGACTTGCTTCTGCAGGTCGGGATGGTCGGCCAGCAGGTCCACGCCTGGCGCTTCCACGCCCAGCTTCGCATACAAGGCGGTGCGCTGGGCCTCGAGCATTTCCAGGGCCACGCGCGTGTCGGCCTCGGTGCCGGAATTGACCAGGCGCCCGAACTCGAGCGATTGCGCGAACTCTTCCGGCTTCATGCCGGTGTCGTTTATGAGCTGGCGAAACTCGCCGATGTCGGTCTCGAGCTGCTTCTTCTCGGCAAACACCTGCTTGATACGCTCCTGGCCACGCGGGGACTTCACGCCCTCCAGCAGCTCGGCCTCTTCCTGCTCGGGGGTGGGCTTCACCGGCGGCTTGCCGTCCGCTGCAGCGCCGGCCGGCTTGTCGCCTGGCTTGGGCTCTTCCTTCACGGCGGCCTTGTCGGCCGCTGGCTTGGCGCCTGGTGCTGGCTCGGTGATGGAGTCCAGCAGCGCCTCCATTTTGGAGCCTGGCTTGGCTGCACCGTCGGCCAGCGGTACTTCAGCGGCTGGCGCGGCTGCAGCGGGAGCGTCGGCTGCAGGAGCTTCAGCGGCTGGTGCGTCGGCTGCAGGCGCTGGCGTGTCGTCTGCCGGTGCGCTGGCGTTGATCTGGTCGATGGCGGCCTCGGTGGCGCTGGGCTTGTCGGTGTCGGCGGGCATTGGCATGTTGCGGTCCTATTGAAGTTGCGGGGAGGGTGACTGTTGGCCAGGCTGGCCAGGGATGGCCGGGAGGCCGGGAATCGTGGGCGCCAGTGCCGGCGCCGCGGGGATGAATTGCTCGGGCTCCAGGCGGTCATCGAAGCGGGCCAGGGTCTCGCGCAGCAGGCAGATAAAGGGCTCCGCATCGCCGCCGGGCACGCTGCGAACCTGCATGATCTTGCCAATCAGGCCCTCGAGAATCGGCAGGATCTTGCCCCATGCCTCTTGCTGCTCGAGCTTGTCCGGCGCTCCGGTGGTGCCCGCGCGGATCTTCATGTCGATCATGTCGAACACTTCTTCGCGCGCCAGCTCGGGCCAGTCGTATTTCTTGTCCGGCACTTCCATGGGGCCCATTGGCGTTTGGACGGTCTTCGTTTCCGTGGCGCCCATGACGCGCTCCACCTGGGCCGGGGTTAGCTCCATCAGCAGGATCTGGCTCGAGTAGTTGGCGATTTCCTGCAGCCAGTCCTCCACCTGGTCGCGGAACTCGGTCACGCGGCCGGAAAGGTTCTGCTGCATGATGTCCGCCTCGGTGGCGGTCTTGGCCTTGACGACGGAGCCGCGGGCGGCATCCTGCAGGCCGGTGACTTGCTCCCAGTCGTAACGCACGGCGCTGGTGTCGTACACCTGCGGGTCAATGGCTGGGTGCTGGCGCGGCACGATGACCTGGGAAAGCGGCTTGCCCTCGGTGTCGATGATCGTGATTTCCCCGAAGCCTGAGACCGTCACGGACTTGGCAAAGTTTTGCAGGGACTTTTCGGACGTGTCGCCGCCGGCAACCCAGCCGGGGATGGCCAGGTCGCGGTGCTTGTTGAATCGGTCGCGCGCCTCGTTGTGCTCGTCCTGGAGCTGTTCGGTCAGGTCCACGATGCTGGGCGCCACAAAGGCGCCGTCGATCACGTTGAAGGGCAGCAGGAAGAACGGGTACCAGCGTTCGCCGGTCTTGGCTGGGGTGAACGGCGGGCGCAGCCAGTATTCGCAGCCCTCGGCCATGGTGAGCACGGTATTCGAGCGCTTGTCCCAGATTTCCAGAATGGCCACCATGGACTCGTCATCTGCACCGGCAGCGCCTGAAGCCAGGCGGCCGTCGGTCTTACGCATGGTCTCGGTGCCCGGCTTGTATTCCGTGGCGCCGTCGAGCTTCATGTTGTAGGTGGCCTCGGCCTCCTTCTTCTTCGTGGGGATGATCTGGGCGATCCAGCCGGAATCCCGGTAATCGTCAAATTCCACCACGGTGTCGTCGATCAGCAGGTGGTCGGTCAGCACGCGGTCAATCACCAGGCCCTCGGCCGCGGTGACTTCCACCTTCGCATTGAGGGAGGCCATGAGCTGATTCAGCTCGGCCTGCTTCGCCTCGAGCTCGCCGCGCTGGTCCGGGTCTTCCATGTCAGCCAGCAGGCCCTCGATGGTCTGGATGTTGTCCTGGGTGTCCTGGATCCGCCCTTTGATAATCGGGTCTTCCTTGATGTCGCGCTGATACATCACCTTGACCACGCCGAATGAGCTGGTCAGCGCACTGCGCACCGTAGCCTTGCCCCTGGCTTTCAGGCCGGCATTCTCCAGGTAGCGATTCGTGACGGTCTCCACCGTCTTGCACAGCAGTTTGACGCTCTTACTCTTGTTGGTCGGTACCGCGCTGATTTCAGGGTTGCGCGAGTAGATGCTGGGCAGGATGGACGTGATGGTGCCGTGGATCAGGTTGGCCCGCAGCTTGTAGAAGTCCTTGCTGGTCGGATCCTTGTTCCAGTCGAAGCCGGCGACGGTGGCGCGGTTGTGCCGCACGCGCTTATGGAACTTCTCCCAGTGCGAGCGGGCGCCGGCAATGCGCTTTTTCCAGGTCTTGGCCAGCTCGTCGGGCTCGGGCTTGACCCTGGCGGGCGCTGACGCCTCGGCGGGTGCTGCCGGGAGGGCTGTCAGGTCTTGCGCTGGGATCATGTTCTAACTTTCATGGAGTGGGAGCCGTCGTCTTCGATGTTGTAATCGCTGCCCTCGGCGTCGGGGGACATTTGTTCACCGTCAGGCGACCGGCGGATTGGGCCCACGGCATAACGGGTTTCGTCCCAGGCGTGATCCTCCATCTTGCTGTTCACGTCTTCCGGGTTGTTGTCGTCAGGCATCAGGGCCGGCACGGTGCGGATCCAGTGCTTGCAGGTCTTGAACACCTTGAACTTGCCGGTTTTCAGCAGTTCCACCAGGAGCTGGGCGCCGATGACGCGGGACCGTGGGCCCTTGCCGCATTCCACCCACTTGACGCCGGCCTCCTTGAAGATCCTCCCAATTGAGCGCTGCGCGCCGATGTTGGCGAAGATTGCCGAATCGGCAGGGTTCAGGCGGTACTCATAGCCCAGGCGCTCGTCGTATTGCTCGATGTCCTTGATTTTCTTGGCCACGGCGCTGGCCTCTTCGCGGCTGCCCACGTCGGCCTTCCCGCCGTAGCCGTACAGCTCGCGCCAGCGGTAAATGCAGCCGTCCGGGTCCATCGCGTACCAGCCGACTGAATAGGGCTTGGCAAACCCCCAGTCCATTGCGCGCCAGACCTTCCAGGTGGCAGGGATGGGGAACGGGTCGATGGCGTGAACATCCTCGTCCCAGACGCCTTCCAGGTAGGAGCCCACCACGGCGTTCCAGTCGCCTTTTTCAAACGCCTTCACCAGCGCCGCGTTACCCATGCCGCGGATCCTGGCGCGGTAGGTCGGATCATCCAGGGCCATGGTCGGGTTGTCGTCCAGGGTCGCAGGGATGTACTGGCGGACCATGCCGCCCTCTTCGTCAGGCATCTGGCGCAGCGCCATGGGGACCGCCGGCTGCTCGCCGTCCATCACAAAGGTGGATTTCACAAAGGCATGGCCAATGTTGCCGGGGTTCGAGCCGCACAGGATGCGGGGAAAGCAGCCCTCGAACTGGGCTGGCAGCGTGATGGAGGTCATCCGCACGCGGGTGCGCAGGAAGCGGTAGATAACGTCCGTGAACAGCGTCAGCTCGTCAATCAGAAGAACGTGAATCTCGGCGCCCTGATATTTGAAGCGGTGTTTTTCGTGCTCGCAGTGGCATAGGTAGATCTTCGAGCCGTTCCAAAACCGGATTTCAGACTCCACAATGTCGGCGAAGCCGGCCAGGACCCAGGGCGCCAGCAGCGAGCGGAAGCCCTTGGAGCCCTCGATGTGGTTTTTTATCAGGTCGTCGTAGGTCCGGCGGAACAGGTACACCTGCAGGCCGGGAATCAGCGAGCACCAAAGGATGGCGGCCACGCGCATGAAAAACGACTTCCCGCCACCAGCGGCGCCGCCGTACAGGATTTCGGTCGCCCTGGATTGATAGGCGGCCACCTGCTTGGGGTGCAGGGCGATGTCGAGCGCGGCGGTCACTGATTGAGCGTGAGATTGACCACCGGCGCCGATGGAGGCAGCGGCGCGCCGTCCTTGCCGGCGTGCTCGAGCTTCTGGCGGTTCGTGAAGGCGCCGCCGGTCTCTTTCGCCGCCTGTTCCATCAACTGGGCCGCCACCACCACATTGCCCTGGCTCTCAACCCTGGCCAGCATCCGGTTCAGCACGCGCAGCCGGTAGGCTTGCTGGGCAATCGGGATGCCGCTGACATCCTTCAGGAACGCCTCGCGGGTGCCGGCAAAAATCAGCTTCAGCTTCACGCTCATGCGGGCGCCGGCCTTGGTCGCAGGGTTGTACGCCTGGAGCTGCTGGGGCGTTACCTCGAGGCCGAACTCTTGTTTTAGGTCTTTTATGACCTGGGCGGGCGAATCGAAGCACGCCAGCGCCTGGGTCACAAATACCTTCACGTCATCATTTAGGGCTGCCATATTCCAGTCAATCTATAAAACACTGTTACAACTCAGACGGATCGCAGCAGGCAGGTGCCGCACGCCTGGGACAACTTCAGCGGGGCAACCTCGGGCGCCTTCTGGGCGGCTTTCACCATCTGGCTGACGGCGCTGTCTGGTCCGCCTGTTCCGTACCTGCGGACCACGCCAATGAATTCCTCCACGTCATGGCCACGGATGGCCAATTTGGGCTTTCCGTCCAGTCCGAACTTCGGGGCGCCGCCTTCGTGCTTGTGGCCGATGTGGTACAGCTCGTGCTCCACCAGGGCGCACCATTCCGGTTCTGAGCACTCGGCTGCATAGCTGGCGTCCAGCGTTATCAGGAAGCCAGGCACGCGGCCGAACCAATGGGCCATCTGTTCCTCTTGTCGGAGCTTTGCCCATGGGCTGGCTCGAAACAGCAGTTCCTCGCACTGGCCGATGACCTGGCGCATCTTGGAGCTGAAGCCGCCGGCTGCCCAAAGGACTTCAAAGTCCGCGTCGATCAAGTGCATGTGGTCCGGGTTGAAGATCCGGCCGCCTTCTTCCAGGATTTCGGTCTGGATCCACTCCCGAACGGCTGGCGCCGGGGCGAAGCTGCGGCTTGTCCCGTCGTCCATCAGGCGGCCAAGCCATGCGGGCGCCTGGCGCACCAGACTGACAGCGGGCTGGGCCGGTTGCTTTTTTGCTGTCCGGCTCATTCGATGAGTTTGATGTCGTCGCCCACGCTGGCCGGATGTTTGTCGAGCTTGACCAGCAGGTGCGGCTGCAGCACCACCGTGTCGCGCGGTCCACCACCAAAGTACACAACTACCCTTTGGAAGTGGTCTCGCTTGCTCTCGGCGCCTCGGACCTTCAGGACTGAGCCAACCTTGCCGGCGGGCGTTCGCACCCAGGTTCCTGGCGGGAAGTCGTCGATGTCCAGCATTGGCCGGGTCGGGCTACCGTTTGGCATAGCCGCCCCTTTTGGACTTGGGCGCTGGTTCTTGTCCGGCTGCCCGTCGGATGGCTCGGGCGATTGATTGCTCGTCGGCATAGATTTCCTTCGTTGTGACTCGCCAGCCGCAGGCCGGGCATTTGCGGACTCGGTGAACGACATCGCCCATGTCTCGGGTCTCTTCCACCGTGGTGCGGGTCGGGCAGTTTGTGCAGTTCATTCGCTCTTAATTTGATAGCTGTTTATGCCCGTGCGGTATGGGCTAGAGGCTGATTTCGTCGAACATCGGGAGACCCTTGGGCCAAGTGCCCTCGTCCATGATCCTGGCGCGGGTCAGCATTCCCCAGCGGGCAGCCTGCAGGCGCATCAGGTCAGGCTTCACCAGGCGGTATTGGTCAAATTCGACATGGCAGCCGGTAATCAGCGGCCTGGTGCAGCAAAGCGGGAAGCACTCCCTGTCGTCTTCCTTGATGCCCTTGCCGGTCGGTGGCGGGTGTGCGGCCTGGCTCTGGTGCCAGATCCCGCAGCGGATGCACGGGAGCGCGGCCACCAGGCGGCGGTATCCCTCGTGCTCGATGGCGTTCTGCTTTGGGCTGGCCACCACCATGTCGGTGATGCGCGCGGCCACGCCGCCCTGGATCCGGCCGGGCCAGGCCAGGGCCTTGCGCTCGGGGCGTGCGGGTTGCTTGAATCCAGTGCGGCGCAGCATGTCAGGCTTTGCTGTAGGTCGCAGCGAAAATATCAGGCTTGCATGGATACAGCTCGCCTTTGACGCCTTGGATGATCCAGTCCCCCCATGAAATCAGGTGCTGGCCTTCCAGCGTCCCGCATGACAGAGTGCCATCGCCTGCGCCTTCCTTGGTTGGATACACTGACCCTTCCAAGCCGCGCTCTTTCTGCCACGCTTCGTTGAGCCAGTTCGGCCAGTCGCTGTTATCAACTCGGCGCGCCTCGGTCATCTGAAAGGCTTGAATCACCACCGGCTTTTTACGAAACTGTCCGGCCGCGGCGGCGCTCTTCGGCCCGCTGGCCGCTGAATCGTGCAGCCGTTGCTTCAGCGTGTAGCCCATGAGCGGCCAGATTTTGGCCACGGCGTTCTCGCGGGCCACCTTGCGGCCAATGGCTTCGTCGAAGTTTTCAGGGCTGGCGCAAGCGGACTCTCCTGTGACGGTGAAGCCGTTTTGCAGGACCAGCACGCAGAAGGTCAGCAGGAACAAGGGGTGCCCAGAAGGTACCCCTGGCTGAAAGTCATCGTCCTGCATGGCACGGCCGGCGTTGATGTACCACTCGCTAGCGATATTGGCCTGGATGTCCGCCGGCGTGACGCGCGGCGCGGTCTTGCCCTTGGCCTGGATTTCCTGTTCGATGGCGCTGTCGCCGGTGGCGGGTGAAGTAACGTGATTCATGTTTCTGCTTTCAGTAGGTGCGCCCGGTGCCGGGGCCGCGCGGCATCAGGACAGTTCGCTGAACTCCACACCCAGATCCATGACGGCATACGCCTGGCTGGCGGTGATGAAGGTCGCGTAATGCGGGTCGCTCAAGCGCTCGGTGGACTTGCTCCAGTTCCCGTTGGGCGCCATCGTCAGCGGGCAAAACAGGTCTTTCAGGTGTTCCTTCCAGACGGCGGGCGCGTATCGCACGCGCTGGCCGGTCTCTGGGTCGATCAGGCGCACCTGCTCGGCGATTTCCAGCAGCACGGGCCCGTGGAAGAGCTTTCGCATGGCTTCGCGGCTGTCCGGGTTGATGGGCTCCCAGACGATCCGGCCAATGCCTCCCTCGAAGGTGTGCGGCTTGATGTGGTTGCGCCATAGGTCCACGGTCGCGCTGTGGCCCTGGGCCGGGGTGGCCACGTCGATGCACTGCCTCATGCTGGGACCTGTCCGTGAAAATAAGCCATAGGCAGAGGCGTAAGCTGGGAGGCCCAGGCGTTGAAGGGGTGGCCCAATGGCCAGAATTGATCTGGGTAGATGGGCGCCACTTTTGGCCGCGGACCAGATGACAGCGCAAGCACTTCAGCGCTTCCGAACCTGTAGCGGTGGCCTTGCTGGGCGTTCATGGCTGGCTTTCCGGGAATGTCACGGTCAACATGCCGGCGTAACCTGTCAGCAGGCGCGCGGCAGCGTCCCAGCTCCAGCACACGGCCACGCACCAGCCTTGTTTCTGCAGTTGGGTGATGCGCTCGCGCTGTTCCTTCGTCGGGTTGCCGTCGCCATACTTGAATTCAATGGCCAGGCCGACAAAGCCGCCACGCGGCACTGGCCAGGAAACGTCAGGCATGCCGGCCTTGACGCCTTCAGCCTTCAGCTTGGCGGCCACCGCGGGGTGGCGCTGGCCGCCGTTTGGGGTGGCGTGCAGCAGCTCGATGCCGGGGAATCGCTTCATGTTGGCCCAGCCGAAGAAGGCGGCTTGGTGCGCGTGCTCGCTCACATCACGCTTTCGATGAAGGCTTGCGCGGCTTTGGCGTTGATCGCGTTACCGTAGGCGCGCAGGCGTCCCACTCGGGCGGGAGACCCATGAGCCAGCGGGAATGTGCCGGGTTCAACTGGCCGCCACTTTCCATCCCGGCACAGGAGCCAGTCAGCATCTGCCCAGAGGCCGTTAGTCGGGCCGGGCCGGCCAGCGCCGCCACCGCCCCAAGGTCCGGTCCGTGATTGCGCATCGCTTCCCTGATTGCCCCGTCCGTCGTGCGCACACCCTTGTCCGCTAGCGATGCCGTCGGTGTCGGCCAGCCCGCTACCTTCACAGTTGGGGCACCCGTACCGTCCGAGTTTTTCAACATCGAAGCTGTAACCACAGGACTCGCAGGGCCGCAGAGCTGCGCCGTCACGTCCAGCCTGTCCGTTGACCATTCCCCGTTGCGCATCCGTCCGCCCAAGTAGCCGCCTTTGTAGTCCGTCGTCGCTGGGGTTGGCCAGCCTGCCGGCCCAGTAGTTTCTGTCTCGGATGTGCGGCGCGCCGACGCCCGCAGACGGAAACGGGACACTCCCGAAGGCGTAACCCAAGGCTTCCATGTCAGCGTGTACAAGGTCGATCCAAGGATCAACAGCTTTGCTCGCAACCTGCTCTCCGTAGATTTCTGGAGGGCGGCACTGTGCGATGAGGTGATAGAAGGCGGGCCATAGGTGCCGCTCGTCAGCAAACCCATCGCCTTTGCCTGCCGCGCTGAAAGGCTGGCAAGGGCAGGAGCCGGTCCAGACGCGGCGCTCGTCGGGCCAGCCGGCAGCACGTAATGCAAGGCTCCAGACGCCGACTCCGGCGAAGAAGTGGCACTGGGTATATCCAGCAAGCTCATCTGGTCGTACATCTTCAATGCTCCGTTCGTCAACAATGCCGGGCGCGATGTGCCCGGCTGCTATCAGGTTGCGCAGCATCGCGGCTGCGAAAGGGTCGATTTCGTTGTAGTAATTGCTCATGACTTCCGCCAGTGCAGGACGATCCCGCGGATATAAACGGCTGTGTAGGCGGCCGAAAGAATGGCAAGGCCCCAGCTCGATGTCTGCCAGCAGAACCAGAACCAAAATGGTTGAGCGCACAGCCCGACGATGGGCGCCCACTTGCGCAGCCGCTCGTTCTTGCCGGTGGCCAGATACATGGCAGTGAGGCCGAAAAGGGCCATAAAAAACTGGCTCACTGGATTTCCCCGATGTGGCGCCCGTGGGCAATCTCTTCGATGCTCAAAGGGGTTTCTCCAATTTCAGCTTCGCGCAGGCCAAAATGTCGCCGCGGCTCGGCGCGCCAGGAAAGCGGGCGATAGCCGCCAGCATCACCGCTGCTTGTGGCTTGCTCGGGTGCGCGCTGACCACCAGGCGCGCGCAGCACTCCAAACAGGCGAAGGCGTAACCGCCCCAGTGCGGCCGGGTTGATGCGTTCAGGCAGTTGCTGCATGTCACGCACCCACCAGCTCGCCAGCGGCTTCAAGCACGCGGGCCTTGAAGGCCGGGAAGGTCTCGAGCACTTCGTCGCGCGGCGCCAGGCGCAGTTCGGCGGCCTTGGCGATGACGCCGGCGGCGGACTCGTGCCAGACGGTGGAGACCGGCGGCAGCGTGTTCTTGTCGGCGAACTTGGCCTTGGGCTCGAAGACGCCAGCCCAGCCGCTTTTGATCGAGTTGTTCAGGCAGTCCACGGGATCGTGGCCAGCGGCGCGGAATTTCTCCAGGTCCTTGACGATGAGGCCCAGGGCGTGCGGCTCGTTTTTGGCTTTCTTTCCCGTGCGGACCTTGCAGTACGCCGCCCATGTGTCCGCGGGGATCCAGTCCGGCAGAACAAAAGCCGGCGCGCCGGCCTCCTTTGTATCTTTCTTCTCTTCTCTACTCTTCTCTTCTCTGGTCCGCTTTGTGTCCGCACCGGATGCGGACGCTTTGCCGACATCAAGCGCCTCGGCCTCCCTGGCCAGCCGCTTGCGCTCTGTTTCGGTGGCGCGCCGCTTGGCTGACTGGCCGTTGTGCTCGTCGAAGCGCGGCACGTTCAGGCTGTCGGCCGTGTGTTCGAGCCACTTCACCACGATCATTTGAGCGGAAAAGCCGGCCCAGCCCAGGTGATCGTCGAGCACTTCCGGCGTGTATCCCTCGAGTTGTCCGTCGGCTGAGTGCATGTCGAACAGACACCAGACGGAATGAAGGGCGCCGATAACGCGCAACTTGTCCGCTTTCAATGCGGACGACATGCGGACGATTTTCGGATGCGTCAGCAGGTCCGCGCGCATTTTGATCCAGTCACCGGCCATCAGGATCCCCGAAATATTCGGTCGCAACCCACACGGTCGCGTTCTTGCCGCTGGTGGTGGCGCGCTTTGTGCCGCTGTCCTTCACCCTATGGTGCTGGGTCAGCCAGACTCGGCGCGGGCGCTGTGTATTGGCCTGCATGGGGATCAGGGCCTGCATTTGCTCGTCCGTGGCGCCATGGCGTCCACAGCCGCGCAGGAAGGCCAGCACGGTGGTGGCGTCCGGCCCGGTCTTGTGCTCGATGCTGGCCGCGGCCTCGGCGCTGGTGGTGGATCCGCGCTGATACGGAGCGCGGGCGTTGCCCTGCTCAATGGCTGTAGGGGTGTTCATGCCTGGCGTCCTTTGGTGGCGCGAATCGAGCCCGTGGGCTTGATGTCGCGCTCGGTGTTGATGCTGGCGGTGCGGTTGCGCTCGCTGCCGCTCAGCAGTGGCGGCGGGCTGCCCTTGTGCTTGTTGGGCGCGCGCTGAAAGGTGATGCTGGCCGGGGTGCCGCGCCAGTTGAAAGGGCTGGCGTTCATTGAGGGGATCCCATGGCGGACCCATTCCGGCCTGTACCAAAGAAGCGGTCCCGCTTAACCTTGGCGGCATCGTTCACCATGTCGCTGAAAGTCTTGCCATGCACCTGCAAATAAATGAAGTCACGCAACAGCCCGGCGGCAGTAGTACCCGCCTCGTTGGTCATCTTGCGGAAGGCGGCGCCAGTGTCGAAATCGACATCGGTTTTGATAGGGTCGCCCAGCTTGCCCATTGGGTTGTCGATGCCAGTCCGGGAGAACAGGAGCACGTCGCGGTCCTCGTCGCTGCCCGCGTCCGGCCCGTGCATAGTGGTTTCAGGCATATTTCTGATGTCCTTGATGGGTTGATGTCGAATCGGTCCGTGTTCCAGCTAGTGGTTTTGCGGTTCCAGCTCGAGGGCCTTGACCTTGGGTTTTTTGAACCAGGCCGGCTTGAGGACCCGGAGCTGCCAGACTCGGGCGTCGGGCATGTCTTCGCCCCACTGAGATACGGCGCTGGGCGTGATGTCGAACAGCAGGGCCAGCGCGGCAGCGGATCCGGCCAGGTCGATTGCGGTTTGGGTTTTCATCGAAATAGTTTAGCAGACTAAATCTATGCGCACAAGCAAACTTAACTGTTTAGGTGGCTTAATTGAACCTATGGCATTAAAAGAACGTATAAAGGAAGCCATGGATGCGGCCAACCTTGGACCCGCGGACATGGCACGGGCGGCTGATGTTTCAAAGGCGACCGTGACTTTTTGGCTCAACGGCCAGACTCAAAGCCTCAAAGCAGCAAGCGCCGCGGCGCTGGAGCTGGCCACGGGCTATCGAGCAAACTGGCTGATTTCGGGAAAGGGGCCCAAGTTAGTAAAAGAGGGGGCCAATGTGGCCTCGGTACCCCTAGGAGCACGCAGAATTCCAATAATTAGTTACGTACAGGCGGGAGCCTGGACAGAGGCAAATGACAGCTTCCCCGTGGGCGATGCGGCAGACTGGCTTATCACCGATCTGGAGCCATCCTCCAACACCTTCGCGCTGGAAATCAAGGGTGATTCCATGCTCCCAGACTTCAAACCTGGAGACAGAGTAATCATTGACCCAGCCGTGGCACCCCTGCCCGGCGACTTCGTGGTGGCCAAAAATGGCGACAACGAGGCGACTTTTAAAAAGTACCGGCCGCGCGGCGCAGACGCAAACCACCAGGCAGTTTTCGAGCTGGTGCCGCTCAATGAGGACTTCCCTTCTATCAGGTCAGACGTTACAAATGTGGTCATCATCGGGACCATGATCGAGCACCGTAAATACAGGAAGACGAGGGTATCGTGAGACTTCATAAAATCGCCGGCGCGGTCTGCTGCCTGGCAATCATGGCCGGGTGTGCGACAAAGCCCAACCTGGTGGGCCCGCGCGGCAATGACCTGAATACCAGCTACGGCCTGCAGGACAGGCGCGCGGCAAAACAGCACGTCAAGGTGGCCAGCGCGCTGCCGGCGGGCGCCCAGGCTATGGGTGAGTTCTCTGTGGAGCGCTGCCACCAATACGCCCAGAACGAGGCGCCATCCGATGCCGTCCTGACCGATGACCTGGTGCTGCTGGCCTACGCGGAGGGCGCCGACGGCCTGGTGGCGCCGCGGTTTTCGCGTGAAAGTGGCCTGCTGAAGAACTGCTGGACCGTGGCAAAGGGAACGGCGACCTTCTTTAAGCTGAAATAGGACCAACCAACAGCTCAGGACAAACCCGCGGAGGCGGGTTTTTTTACGTCCATAAAAAGGTTTCACCTAACTTTAAGTTAAGACCGCTTTACTTTCATAGTTTAGTGTGCTAAATTACTTTCATCGCTCAGACATCGGGTTTGGGCAGTGAAAAGGAGACAGCATGCAAGTCCTTGAAAGGCCGGTTCAAACACCGACCAACACCAGCTCGCTCGAGGTCATCACGGCCGAAAGCGTTGCTGCCGTGGTCAAAGAGCTGGCCGCGATGACGCCGGCCCAGCGTGATGCGCTCCGCAATCGCATCTTTGCCCGCGCCGCCCAGGAGCAGCGCCGGCGCGACGACTACGCGCTGCACCTGCAGATCAAAGCCAACCCGCAGCACTGGCTATGAGCACGCCAGAAGACTACGGCCTGGCCGTGCTCATTGGCTTTGTCATAGCCGCCGGCCTGTTCCTGGGTCTGTCCGCATGAGCCGCCTGTACCGCACCGCACGCCTTGCCTATTACCGCTGGGCGCTGCGCGAAATCTCCCCCTGTCACCCCGACGTGCCGCACATCGTTGCACGCATCAACTCCCTCAACCCCAACTAAGGCTCCCATGACTACCGACACCCTCGAGCGCCCACTTGAATCCGCCGCGCCTGACGCGCTGCTGCAAACCGAACAGCAAGGCGCGCCAGCCAGCGGCACCGGCCACACGCACCTGGCCCATGTGCAGAAAACCATGGTCGAGTTCGACGCCGTGGCCGCCGGCCTGGCCGACCTGAGCAAGAAATACAAGGACGTGGTTTTTGCAGTCGGCACAACCACCGGCATGGCAGAGGCCAAGCTGGCGCGCGCCGCTATACGGGATCCGCGCATTGCTGTGGGCAAGGCCATCGCGGCCGGCAAGGCGCCGCTGAACGAGCTGAAGCGCCTGCTGGAAGGCAAGGGCCTGGAAATCGTCAATGCCCTGGTGGAGCTGGAAACGCCCATCCATGAGCAGATCAAGGCAGAGGAAGACCGCAAGGCCGCCGAGAAGGTGGCACGCGAAGCCGAAGCCGCTGCAGCCGCCGCCCGCGTGCAGGCAAGCATCGACGTGCTGCGCAATACCGTGGTGGACGCTGCCGGCAAGACGGCCGCGGAAATCCTGACGCTGCGCGAGTCCCTGGTGGATCCCGTGGAAATCACGCTCGAGGCTTTCGGCGACCGCGCCGGCGAAGCCATGCAGGTGAAGGCGGCCAGCGTGTCCAAGCTGAACGAGTTGCACGCTGCAGCCGTGGCCAGCGAAGCCGCCCAGGCCAACCTGGCAGTTGTTCAGCAGGAGCTGGCCGCCATGCGCGCCGCGGACGATGCCCGCCTGGCAGCGGAGCGCGAGACAGCCGCCGCCGCGCTGGTTGCCGAAGCCCAGCGCCAGGCCGCCGAGCGCAAGAAATTCGACGACGAGCGCGCCGCCTTCCAGGAAGAGCAACGCCTGGCCCGCGAAGCAGAGGCCGCCCGCGTTGAGGCCGCCCGCCAGGCTGAAGCCGACCGTGTGGCCGAAGAGCAGCGCCTGCAGCGCGAAGCCGACGAGGCAGAGCAGGCCAGGCTTGACCAGGTGGCCGCCGACGCCCGCGCGGAGGCCGACCGCATCGCCACGGCCGCGCGTGAAGAAGCCGACCGTATGGCTGAAGCCGCCCGTGTCGAAGCCGCCCGCATTGCCGACGAGGCACGCGCCGCGGAAGAGGCCGCCCAGGCCGCGCACCAGAAGGTCCGCAATGCTGCGCACACCCTGCTGGCCGCGCTGCAGGACGCCATCCCGTTTATCGGGTACGAGGGCGCCGGCGCTGAAGACGCCAAGGCCGCCGCGTATGCCGCAGTCGCTGAAGCCACCGGAGAAACAGCATGAGGGCCAACCACGCCACCGACGCAGCGCCGCCCGCAGCGCCAGCCCTTGCATTGATGGACAAGGCGCCCAGCACCGCGCTGGCCGCGCCGCCGGCTGCCTTGGCCGCGCCGATGGCTGGCCCAATGGGCAGCGCACTGCAGGCGATGCAAGCGGGCATCCCGCTGGCAGACCTGCGTGGCCTGCTGGATCTTCAAAAGGACTGGGAAGCCAACGAGGCCCGCAAGGCATACGTGGCCGACATGGCCGCGTTTAAGCTGGATCCGCCCGAGATTTTCAAGACGAAAAACGTCAGCATCACGCTGAAGGACGGCACGCCGGGCGCCGCCTACAGCCACGCCACCCTGGGCGATGTCTGCGAGAAGATCGTGGAGGGCCTGGCGCAGTACGGCTTCAGCCACCGCTGGGACACAAAGCAGCCGGACGGCGGCCAGGTGTTTGTCACCTGCACGCTGACGCACCGGCTTGGCCACAGCGAAAGCACCACGCTGAACTCGAGCCGCGACGAAACCGGATCGAAAAACAATATCCAGGCGCTGGCTTCGACCATCACCTACCTGCAGCGCTACACCCTGCTGGGCGCCAGCGGCCTGGCGACCAAGGACGTGCCGCCGGACGATGACGGCAACGGCGCCGACGGCGCAGGCGCTGCCTACGACGCGGCGGCGAACCTGGCCCACTGGCTGAAGCAGGCCCGCGAAGCAGCAACCGAGGAAGCCATCGCCGAGGTACGCGCAGCGGCCTGCAATTCCTTCGAGGCCGCCAGGGATCTGCCGGGTTGGGAGACCGTCCGGGACGAAATCAAGGCGATCCGCACCGCCCGGCGCGAGAAGGCTGCCCAGCAATGAGCCGCTTTCTTGTCAGCCCTCACGAGCAGCGCACGCCAGGCTGGCACATGGACCGCCTGGGCAAGCTCACGGGCTCGCGTGTGGCAGCGCTGTACGCGAAGGGCGAGGGCAAGACTCGCGCCGCCCTGGGCGCCGAGCTTGTGGTGGAGCGCCTGACCGGCGAGCCAACAAAGCAGTCGTTCAGCGAAACCGCGGATATGGCCTGGGGCAATGAGTGGGAGGGAATATCCCGCATGGCCTTCGAGCGCGACCACGGCCTGGACGTGGCGCAAACCGGCTTCCTCTACCTGCCCAACCTGGCCACCGGCTGCAGCGTTGACGGCCTGGTGGAAGAAGACGGCGCGCTGGGGATCTGGGAATCGAAAAGCCCGAAGTCCAAAACGCACATCGCCTACCTGCTGGGCGGCGTGCTGCCCGCCGAATACCGGCCGCAGGTGGTTCACAACTGCTGGATCACCGGCGCGAAGTTCGCCTGGTTCTCGTCCTATGACCCGCGCCTGCCCGGCAAATTGAAAACCTTCCACCTGCGCGTCGAGCCATCGGCCGACGAGCTGGCCCGTCACGAGGCGCTGGTATTCCAGTTCCTGCTTGAAGTTGACCGTGATGTGGCGCGCCTGCGCCTCATGGCCGACTAGTTTTTTCCCTCAACCCTCCAAACCATTTACGGAGATTCACCATGACGACACAGAACACGGCCGGCACCCCGCGGCCTTTCAATCACACGGTCACGCAACTGCGCTACGGCACGTTGAACGACGACTTGACCAAAGCCCTGCACGAGCTGACCCAGAAGTGCGGCGACACCAACAAGGCCGGATCCTTGACCCTGGTTATCAAGCTCAAGCCAGGCAGCGGCGGCCAGATGGAAGTGTTTGACGACATCAAGCTGGTGTTGCCGAAAGAGCCCAAGGGCAGCTCCATCATGTTCGCCACCGTGGACGGCAACCTGCAGCGCGAAGACCCGCGCCAGAAAACCCTGGACGGCCTCAAGACCGTGGCCCAGGTGCATCAAGAGCTGCGCACCGTCGCCGCCGGCGAAAAGATCGACCCCGAAACGGGCGAAGTCACCGGCGGCCTGCGCAAAGTCGGCTAACCCCTTTTTTAACTACCTGAAAGACACCAGACCATGGACCAGAACAACAACACCGCCAGCGCCATCGCCGCCGGCCAAGCCCTTGGCGCCGTCCGCATGTTGGGCGATGCCCCGCTGCTGATGCAGCCGCAGGGCAACGACCTTATCGACCTGGAGCGCTACCTGCCGGCACCGCTGCGCAAGCGCGGCACCACGGTGCTGCGCGATGTGGCCAGCTTCGTGGCCTTCGTGAACAAGGAAAAAACCGCAGCCACGCGCCTGTACGGCAACCTTATCAACCCGGCCTTTCATTGCGTGTTCGACGACAACGCCGACGGCGCCAAGCCTGGCTGGCGCGAGCATGACGCGAAATACGCCTGCCCGCTGTCCATCGAGTGGAAAACCTGGCTGGCCATGAGCGGCAAGCAGGTGAACCAGGAGCAATTCGCGCAGTTCATGGAAACGAACCTGCCCGATATCGTCAACCCGCCAGCGGCCGAAATGCTGGAAATCTCGCGCAGCCTCGAGGCCAAAAAGAAGGTCAATTTTGCGAGCGGGATCCGGCTGTCCAATGGCCAAAACGAGCTGACTTACGAGGAAGAAATCACGGGCACCGCGCAAAAGGGCAAGTTGAGCGTGCCGGAAATCTTCACCATCGGTATCCCCGTGCTCGAGGGCGGCGCCGCGTACAGCGTTGAGGCCCGCCTGCGCTACCGCATCGCCGACCAGGGCAAGCTGACGATGTGGTTTGAGCTGGTGCGCCCGCACAAGATCGTTGAGGACGCCATGAAGCATGTCCGCGCTGAAATCGCGGAGAAGACCGAGCTGGAAGTGTTCAACGGCGACCCAGCCTCCTGAAGCCAGGGCCCGAAAGCCGGCCGGCGAGTAGGGCCCACCTTTTCACCCAACAGAAACCACCATGTCATCAGTCAACAAAGTAATCCTAGTCGGCAACCTGGGCCGCGACCCTGAAGTTAAATACATGCCGTCCGGCGATGCCGTGGCCAACATCAACATCGCAACCAGCAGCAAATACAAGAACAAGGCCGGCGAGCTGATCGAGGAAACCGAATGGCACCGCGTTAGCTTTTTCGGCCGCCAGGCTGAAATCGTCGGCGACTACCTGAAGAAAGGCCGGTCCATCTACATCGAGGGCCGCCTGAAAACCCGCAAATACACCGACAAAGACGGCGTTGAAAAGTACGCGACGGAAATTATCGCCAGCGAAATGCAGATGCTGGGCAAGCCAGACGACGGCGACCGCGGCCAGCAGCGCCAGGAGCGGGCGCCATACAGCGCGCCGGCGCCGCGGGCACCTACACCAGCACCACGCGCGCCGGCGCCGTCCAAGGCCGCCAGCGGCTTCGACGACATGGACGACGACATTCCTTTTTGAAAACCAGCCATGAACATGCCCACAAAATCAGAACTGCCAGCGCTGGCCGTGCGCGAGCCCGTGCTGCACGCCATCGGCGAGAACTTGCTGAAGGCGCCCACAAAGCTGACATCCGGCTGGGTGGATGCCGCGGCCAAGCTGCTCGAGCAACTGCTGGCCGAGCGCCAGACCCTTTACACCGGGCCGGATGGCGCCTGGCCAGCGCCCGCAAAGGCGCCCGCGGAGGTGATGACCAGGTACTGCCCTGACTGCGGCTCTGTCGGCCCGGTACCGGCGACCTGCAGGGACTGCTGCCCCGACGGGATGCACGCCCGCATGATCCCCGCCAAGCTGGCGGAACAGTGCCGCGCCACTTTCCTGGCGTCCATCCAGCGGCCGGCCTTGCCCTTGTTGAGCGCGGCTTTTAGGACCACCGTAACGTCGGGCCCGGCTCAGCGCCCTGTGATGGTGTTTGCCTTCGAGAGTGTGACCGCCCTGAATGCGGCGGATGAAGAGTGGCGCCGAGCCATGGCAGGGGTACCAGCTTGAGCGCCACCAACACACCGAAGGCGCCCAAACCGCCCATCAAATCCGGCTGGCGCGGCAACCTGAACGGGGCCATTGAGGGCACGGAGACAAGCTGGATTGCGACATCAGAAGTCACACTGAAGCTGGACGCCAAAACGGCGTATGCGCTGGCCAACCTGCTGACGGACGAAAGCCTGAAGGCCGCGTGCTGCCATCGCCTCAGTTTCGATAAGTTGTCGAACCTGGGCGCCGCGCTGGGTCC